GGGTGCCCAGTTGTCATCCCGGGTGTGGAAACTCAAGTGCTGTATACTGAGGTTCCAGGGGTAAAGACCCGTAGATGGACGAATGGGACAACGGACAGGGTTGTGCGGGTGCTAGCCGGGATTGGGACTGGGGTCCGGTATGGCGTCCACAACAACTCTTTAAACAATTTATTACGGGGTGTGGCGGAGCGGGTCTTGTACAAGAACCACTCCGGGGAATTGAGACCTCCCCCCCCTCCTAAGGCAGGGGCCTTTACTAGGCTAAGGTACGTGAAGCGTACCCTTCTCAGACATCTGTCTCCGACCCCCATCGTGGCATTGGAGGAATATCCAATGTTATACGGTGGGCGCAAACGGATTGTGTATGAGAAAGCAGTCACTGAGCTTCTCTCCAGGGGCTTTCGCAATAGTGATGCCAACATAAGGGCTTTTGTTAAGGCGGAAAAGATTAATTTCACCGCCAAGGGGGACCCCGCACCTCGAGTGATCCAGCCTCGATCGCCAATGTACAATGCTATGGTAGGTTGTTACCTCAAACAGTTTGAGAAGAGGTTGTTCCGTGGTTTTAAAGCGGCATTTGGTTATGACGTAGTGTTAAAGGGATTGAATGCGGATGGTGTTGGTAATAAATTACATGAGTCGTGGGCTATGTTTAACGAACCGGTTGGAGTGGGACTTGATGCTAGTAGATTTGACCAGCACGTCTCAGTCCAAGCCCTTGAGTTCGAGCACAGCATTTACAACTCTGTTTTCCGGGATGAGCGGTTGAGAAAACTTCTGCGGTTGCAGCTACACAATAAAGTCACTGGCTTAGCCAACGATGGGATGCTAAAGTATGAAGTCGAGGGACGGAGGATGAGTGGTGATATCAACACGGGAATGGGGAATTGCTTACTTATGAGTCTGATCGTGCTTGGTTACCTTGATGAGAACAAGGTGCAAGCTAGACTCGCGAATAATGGGGATGATTGTGTTCTATTTCTGGAGAGACGTGATTTGGGTAAGTTGACTGGCCTGTCCAAGTGGTTCAAAGACTTCGGATTTGTGCTCACTCAGGAGAAACCCTGTTACGTTTTTGAGGAAGTGGAGTTCTGCCAATCACACCCGGTGCGAGTTGGTGATGGCTGGCGAATGGTTAGAGACATTCGCACAGCACCCTCTAAGGATGCAGTTTCCTTACTTGGTTGGGATAACCAAACAAACTTCAACGCTTGGCGTAATGCTATTGGCTCCTGCGGATTGAGCTTAACCTCTGGTGTTCCAGTGTGGGAAGCCTACTACAACAGCATGAGCGACGGAACCGCCCCCGAATGGGCCATGGACCAGGTGACGGACAGCGGTATGGGGTATATGGCTAGAGGTGTCAAACAAGCTGTAATAACTGATGACACTCGCTACTCTTTCTATTTGGCCTTCGGCATGTTACCAGACATGCAGGAAGCACTTGAGAGCTCCATGCCGCGGTTCGCCTATTCTGAACCCAGGCCCATGATATTTGCCGATATCGAACGTATGAAATCACCATTACAACTATGGCTAGAAAGCGATCCAACCAAAACCGCCCTACATCACGGGCCGACAACTCCCGACCTATGAGGGTTCGAACACGGATTGGTGGGCAGAAGATGGGGGATCAGATTGTGGTAACCAACAGGAATGTTAGCTCCTCTCGCACAACTGACGCATCGGGGAACAACGATAGTGCCTTTTATATTTCACCAGCGTTTTCCGGACAAGGACCGCTGACAAATATTTCCGCGTGTTACGAGTTGTTCCGCGTTAATCAGTATCGTGTTAGATGGCAGCCGTCTGTTGGCACATTGACCACCGGAACCCTGTATATGGGTCTCATCGACAACTGCGACATGATCGCCAAGTGGAATACTTATGGGACTGATAAGTACACTATTATTAAGTCCCTGCCCAACATGGTCTCTACTAAACTCTATGAGCAGAAAGAAATCAGTTGGACTAAGCCCTGGCGTCGCGTCCGCTTTAATTGCGATGGAACTATCACTGCCACCGTTGCCGAACAAATTGACCGTACCGTTGCAGGGCTCTTCGTTTATTTGATCGAAGGGGCCCCTGCATCAACTACAGC